TATTTTCCTTTGGTGTCGCATTATTTACAATGATATGGCAATAAGGATAGATCGTTTGTTTAGCCAAATCAACATCATAAATATCCCCAGTGCTAACCGTATTTATAAAGCCATTTGCTTTCAGATAATCCCTAAGTGTACCTACTGCGTAATAAAATCCGTTCATTGTCTATTTTGTTTTATCATCTTCATTTCCAAATCATTCTTTTGTTTCTCAAATGTTAGGAAGGTAAGGCATTGGTTAATGGAAAGTTTAGTGACTTCATCGAATCGTCTAACATCTCCCTGAGCAAGTCCATAGATGCTAGAATACCAACCCCACCGCTTTCCAAATTGGCTTTGTTCATCGAAACTATTGCCGGGCTCTGTTCCAAATAATGAATCGTACTTGTTAATAATTCTTTCCCTAAATGCCAAAAAAAAACCATTGCCCCAAGAACTACGTTTAAAGGTGCATCCTTCATTAGTTCGGAATACTTGTCCGTTCCCTCGTAATCTTCAATTAAATACTTCTCCCCTAACTTTTGCTTTATTGGTCGATATAATACCGCCATAGCCTTGTGCATCTCATCCCAATTGATTGCATAATTATCTAAATCCATATACTCCCCAGCAGACATATCATCCAAGTTCGGAATAAATCCAAATGTCGTTCCGTTCAATTCAAACTTTTGAGATAGTGGTGGCAATTGCTTAAATAAACTTCCAATTGTATTAACTGCGTCCTCGACATCCTTTTGCTTCATTGCATCAACTACGTTCAAATCAATATTGCAAAAGATTTGAATCATTTTATGATTTAAGAAATCAGATTCCTCGTTTTCCTTTACAATCTTTAAGAACTTTTGGTACTGACTTAATTTAATCTCACTTAAATCTGTCGGGATTAAAATTTTTACTTTCATATGGTATAAACAAATTTGTTAATATTTCGTCTTAATAAATGTGATAATTGCCTTGGTTTGGATTATCTAAGTGATAAATGATATTATATCTTGCAGAGTCAATGCCGTGATTCCAATCATCAATGTATAACTTACTTGCTTTATTCAAATAGCAATAATTATTGAACTCCTTTGCTAAATTGGTCGACTGCGGATCAAGAATAATTTGATAGTCTTGCATCCTAACTATACCCGATTCAATTGTACCTTTCTTTACTGGTTGAATATTAATTCCCTGATACTTTAAATCATCTATTAATCTTGGCTCTGCTGAATCTGCAATAATCAAACCGCCCCCAACTTTGTCTTTCATCAACTTAGCCAAAACGTGAGTTTTTAAACCACGTTCATAAATTACCTCTTTGATATAAATGATTTTTTTGGTCTTGTCAATTGCCACTTCCGTCAATGCGTCGGGATCAATGGAGAATCCAAAGTCCATTCCAAAAGATGTTTGTAAACCATTTGGATTGAATGGGCCGAATTGCCAATTAGTAAACACAACCCCTTCCGCTTTGTCCAACCATCCCCCTAATATTGCGTGCTGATATTTTTTAGGATTGGTTTCTTTAATCCTTTGTACCTCATCTAAGAATGATTGATCTAAATGCTCAATATTATCTTCATAGGTTGTATGAATGTAGGTTGTATTTCCTTTTACCCCATTGAATCCACCTTCAACTCCTTCCTGCTCAAAGAATCGTTTATAAATCCAATGTTCTTTTGTTGTTGGATTAAAAATAATAATGATTCTATTCTGAACTCCTTTTTGACGAACCGATAAGTTAATCTTGTCAAATGTAGCCTCGTCCGTCAATTCCTCTGCCTCCTCGAGCACCCAATCCGTTACACCTTGTAACGACTTTAAATTTGCAGTTTGATCGCCTGACGATGTCTTTAAACCCCTAAATATTATCTCGCTTCCTGATAGTTTATTTATTATATCAGTTTTTGTTATTTCAAATTTGTCTTCTGATTCTAGTAACTCGATTTTTTGCTGAAACTCTGGAATAATTGACAAGTGCGCTGATGTCATTGTCTGTCTTGTAAATAAAATCTTGTGGCCCTTTTCGAATGATAAAATACTTATAAACGTTCCTACTCCGAACGATTTAGAGGAACCACGGCCCCCCGAAATTATAAAATATCGTGTATCATTAAATAACGCTTTCCACTTATCATTTAGAAGAATCATTCTTAAATTTTACCAAATCACTTAGGTTAAAATCTTTTACTTCGTGCGTATTATTACTTTCAACGTGTGTCATTGATAACTGCTTCAATTCCTCTGGCGATGCAATCAGTTTCATTAATCCCATTTGTAACGTTGGATTCTCTGACTTGTACCACTTTGAACGCATAGAAACTTTAATTTCTGTTTTTACTTTTGTTAACGCATCTTTTATAGTGTCTAATTTTTCCAATTCAAGATTGTAAAACGTTGCCCTTGAACACGGAAGGTAAGCGATGACATCGTCAATAAAGAATAGTTTGTTTTTCTCTATTGCTTCCAGTGCTTTCTTTTCTAAATCCTTTGGATTATATGCCATTTATACAATTGTTTTATTTTTAAATACTTTCCAATCCACATAATGATGATACCTATTAAATCTTATAACTGTTTTGGCATATTGTGGCCAAACAGTTTCTAACATTTTAGATTTTAATAATTTTTTTCGTGGATCATTTCCTTTATATAATTCATCTTGATTTCCTCCTTTCATTTTTGATGTAGTGCTTGTTTTATTTATCATATAATAAACACAACTTGCAGTTGTTCCATTATTGTGTAATACTTGTAAACATAAATCTACATCTTCATTATATTTTAATCTCCATCTAAATTGTAATTCATTTTTAATTAACATTGCTGAATAAACGTGGCAATTATATTTAAATGGAGTTTTTGGAATATTTCTTACAAATCCATCATATTCAAATCCAGAAATATCTATATTTTTTTTTAAACTGTAATTCTCAACATATTTTAAAGCTGATTGACCATCTTCAATTTTAGTTCTTTTACCATTAATCCATTTATCAAAACCTCTTATATTGTCATCAAATAACCAATGATATTTATAACCTAAAGATTTTGAATGTTCCCAACAAAAATTCCTTGCTGGATAACTTCCTAATCCAAGATTTGAAAATGGTAAAACAATAACTCTATTTTTACCCAATTTTTTTATATAATTATCTTTTTCTTGTGGTTCAACTACAATTAAATAATCAATGCCATATTTTTCGAATGAATTTGCAGTTAATGGATTTTTCCATCTGCCTTTTGAAATTATATAAACTGGGAATCTATTTCTACTTTCCATAATTCACCTTTAATTACTATTTTAAATCCATTATTTTCACAATAACTTTTAGCATCATTTTCAGAATTAAAAACAAATGTTACATTTTTCATATCTGATTTTATTCCCATTGTATCAAATTCTTCATTCATATCTAAATCAAATTCAGACATATCATTTTCACTTAATCCTAAAGACCAATTAGGAATATCAATACCCCATTCATTTAATTGATCTTCTTCCCATTCATTGGCTAACATATTCCAATCCCATTCGCCTCCGCTTGTATTGTCCTTAATTAAAAATTCTCTTTGTTTCTCCTCTGATAAATCAGTAATGATAACCGGTATTTCTTTTATGCCTGCTTCTTTGCAAGCTCTGTACCTCATATTGCCCCCCAAGATAATCATATCCTTATTAACAACTATGGGCCTAATGTTCAGCATCTCAGGGAAATCCTTAATTGACTGAACTAACTTTTTAAACTTATCGTCCTTAATTAATCTAGGATTATTAGGATTCAATTTAATATCTGAAATTTTTTTTAACTCCATAATTTAAAATTTTATACCAACTGCATCTGTGTTCTTATCAATCAAATCAATTTCATCTTGATTATTATCATAATGAATATCAATACCCAAACGCTTAATTGTTTCCCATTTCATCTTACCATTTGTGAAATAAACTTTTGATTTTGGTATGCCTAATTCATCCGCAACTTTGTAAACTTCTGCCGATGCTGATTCTTGCCTTCGTGTAACGATGTAAACATCCTTTCCTTGCGTTATTAATCGCTTGGCTAACGTTTGCCCTCTCTTGGTTGACAACGTATCATCAAAGTCAAAAGAAACTTTATTAGCTTCCGCTGCATACTTACCGCTGGAGATAATTGCTTGATAAACTTCGGTTGCTTTTTCTTTCGTTTCATAAATACAATCGCCGGTACCTATTCGCCATTTATCGTTTGAACATTTAAATATTGGCATCTTGATTGTTTTTATACTCGATGTAAACTTTACGAATGCGACTAATGTAATCCCTCCAACACGAATCACAACTCGTTTGCTCTAATCGTTCCTCAAAAACATTGTAATAAATTTCACGGAGTTTTGTTTGCTCCAAGATTGAAACCTGATGGCGATCAACGCTAAACCAATAATTAAGGTATTCGTAATCTTCTTCATTTAAACAATTGATTTTTCGGTAAGGAAACATTTGATTCAATGCTTCTTTTCTTTTGTCGCATCCACAATCCCAACCGATTGCCTCCGCTAATTTTTCAACACCAGCCTTGATGCCGGTTGCCTCCGTGAATTGCTCGATAGTATCGCCTAATCCTTTTGGTTTTCTTTTTGCCATTGTATTAATTTTAATTTGCAGTTTCTTATTGTGTTATAAATGCTTGTAAAACTTATTCCTGATTCCCTTGCCATTTTCCTCATTGAAACTCCCTTATTAACATAAACCATAAATAGCATTCTTTCGTAATCTTCCCAGGTCTGAATGTAGTCAATAAACGGTTGAGCCAATTCTAAAACTATATCTTCTTCAATGGAATCGCTCAATAAATATTCAATGTCTTTTGTGATTTCTATCTTGATAACTTTCTTGTTATGCAGATTCATTGTCAATGATCGCAAAGTAAAATAGAAATAGGCAAAATTTACATTTTTGTTAGATTGAATGATTTTTATGTAGGCTTCCTGGACTATATCCTCGGCGTAGGTATTTTCCCCGAATCTTTTTACTACGGTTATCCAATGTTTATGTTTGTCAATAAGGTGGTTAATGCTTACCACGTTTTATGATCCTTTAAACTTTTCTATTTCCCTTTTTAGATACCATTGGGCCATTTACAAAGTTTACTTTTTTATTTTGATAATTGCAAGAAATCTTTTATTTTTTTAGTTCGCCCGAATGCTGAATAAGATAATTGCCCCGAATTTTCTAAAATGTGTTTTCGATTTAAGGCCAAAGAATAGTTCAAATCAAGAATAGTTTCACATCCAACTTTTATTTGTCTTGTCGGCTTTGTTAACTGCTGATCAATCCAGGCGATGGCATCAAGATAATTAGATTTCATTTAGTCAGTACAAAATCCTGCTTGACAACCACTTCCAGTTCCAAAAAAGAAATCCATTTGTAATCCAAGTTTATAAATTTGTTCATAAGTAACATCTTGTTTCCAAGTACCTTTCATATTTTTTTCGATATTATTAAACCATTGCATCTTTTCTGGATAATCATCATAATTTTTTCTTAATTGTTGCAATGGCTTATGAAAGCATCCAACACAATTTGAATCATCTGGAAAAATTAAATCAGTTTTTAATGCCCATTGCTTAATTTGATAATGAGTAATTTTATTTTCAATCAAAGGAAAATGACCTTCTCTCCATTCTATTTCTTCCCACTTGTTTCGTACTCCTCCCCCTTGCTTACCTACTATTCCCTTAAATGATACAGTAAATCTTTCTGCTCTTTCTAATTCATCATAACGAAATCCAATACCCATTTTTACTTTTTGATTAATATTTTTATACCACCAATCCCAAATAGGTCGCATCTTCATTTCTTGTGTACAAAATCTTCTAAGGCTATTTGGTAAAATTGTTTGCTTTTTAATTAATTTATCAAATGACAAGCCACTTACCCATATTATATTTTTACCTATTAATTGTTCTAAATCTAAAATTACTTTAAGTGTCAAATCTGATTCTGCACTTGCTATAAAATCTTCCCCAATTTTATCAGATACTAATTGTATAAGTTTTTTGTCTTTAGGTTTACAATTAATGTCATCTATTTTTACCAATGCAAAAATATTATAATCTGCTGGATAATGATAAGCAAGATAACTTGATGTTTTGCCACCACTTAAAGAATTAATTGTTTTCATATTTCATTTTTTTTAAACCGGTTAATTAAAGAAATACAATCATCAATACTTCTTACAACTGCGTAATAGTACCCGTGCTTTAACGCTACGAACTCAAAATCCTTTTGGCTTTGTGATTGCTTACCATTCTCGATTTTAACCTCGACAAATAAACCTTTCCAGGTATTATTCGACACCATCCAAAACATATCAGCAACTCCTGATTTTGCTCCTTCTCTTTTTAATTTAATGGCCACTAATTTATGTCTTAGGCCACCGTTTGGAATTGCAAAATATGGAAATTCTTGTGTTAAATCCAACCATTTACAAATTGAAACCTGGAGGAGATGTTCATCTTGTTTCACTTTAATAAGTTTTTACGTTTGTCAGTTTTAATTAGTTCCGAATAAAAAAAGATGGTCACCGGTATAATCAATGAAATAATATTCATCGCCACAAACTTCTGAGTCATTCCGATTTCTACCCAGTAATAAAGAAGATTTATAAGCCACGAAATAAGGCCAAAAAAGATAGCAGTATTTCGTTTTCCAAGCAAGGTAAAAATCAAGATGGATGATTCCAAAGAAAAGGCAAACACCCAACTAATTAAATAGTCGAGTGTTGTCTGCCGAGAGATATTAAAGAAAACATCAGATGCGTGCGTGATCTGCGTAAGCAATGCAAAGCAAATCGTTGTAATAATTATTTTTTTCATTATCCAATTTTTTGACCAACAACTCCAGTTTGTAAACTTTCACTTAAATTTTCATTTTCTTTGATCATTAATGCTAAATCATAGGCTTCATTATATGATCCACATTCAAATAAATGAACGTGATTTAAATCAATTTCTTCAAATAAGGCAAATAATTCATAGCGAAATACATCTAATAAAATATAATATTCTTGTGTTACAAAAATTTCTAAACCATCAGTTAGTAAAAATATTTTTCTAAATCCCTCAAAAAGTAATTCAGATGATTTATCTTGAATTTCGAGTTCTTCAATAAAATCACAAATATGTGATATTTCATCAAATTCAATTACAGGAATGTCTCCAGTCGTATTAATTTTCGAGTAATGTAAATAAATTTTCATTTTTGATTTTTTTTAAAAGTTGAATAAATTTTTTAGTGTATGATAATTGTTGTTAATAAATGTAACTTAAAATATGAACTATGACATCAACTGTCCAACCATTTCCAAGCATTTTGTAACGTTGTGAATCGGAAACGTGAGCTGTGTAATTGTCTTTAACTGTTTGTAATCTTTCACATTCTATTGGAGTAAGTCTTCTAATCTGTGAATTTATCTTTGCAAAGCTGTCGGCATTGGTACATAAGGTGCCTGATTTTCCTCCTTCGCGCCATCTATATCCTTCATCATATCTAAAATCTCCACCAAAAATTTTTTGATCTCCTACAATTATTGAATTATCAGTAGCATTTAAAGCTGCATTAGCTCTTAAACAATTTGCTTTTTTATTTCCTTCAGTAGGTTTCCATCCAAAACCAGTTCCTTTTTCTTCGTGTTTTTCCGTATGTTTTATAAATCCAGTTATCATTTTTTGACTTATAAAATATTTATCAGAAACATTTTTTTCTAAAATATCCTTTAACAAAATTACTTTGTCTTTAGGTTGTTCAATAATTGATTCCAAATCCCCAAATAAACCTTGTGGCTTTAATCCAATATTAGTCCAATACAATCTTTGTCGATTTTGTGCAGAAATTAAAGCTGAATTAATCATAATAGGTTTTACTCCAATTGCTTTTGAAAGTATTTTTTCCCATTTTTCCCCCATCATTACATTTTCAAGCAGAAAATATTTTGGTTTAACCTCATTGAGTAATCTCATATATTCCCAAAACAAATATGATTGACCTTCAAACTCAAATCCTTCTTGCTTTAATTGTAAATAATGTTCAAGGGTTAAAATTTCTTGTTCATCCTTTGTTGACATTCCTTTACGTTTTCCAGCAAAACTGAATGATTGACAAGGTGAACCGCCCATTAATAAATCAATCTTGGACAATGAGTAGCCATCAACATCTACAACCGAACCAAGCTGGACAGTAGAAGGATAATTTGCCATCGTTACTTGAATTGCATACTTATCAATTTCAGATGCAAAGTAATTGTCTACTTTTATTCCTGCACGTTCCAAGGCTTGTTGTCCACAAGACATTCCGTCAAATAAACTTAAAACATTCATTATGCTATAGGTTTAATTTTTCCGTTTGTATCAATTCGAACTTCAAACGTTACCAGGTCTTTAATAAACCTTTTGTAACATTCAGCTTTATAGGCCCAAATAAATTCCGTATTCTCAAAAACATCTGCTAGATTTTTAACCAAATGTAAAAACTTTGGTGCAACTTCCATCTTGATTTGATCTATTATTTCCTCATCCAAATGAAGCCATCCGTATTGAACACCAAGATCATAAAGGAAATTTAAACCGGCTGGATATTTAAATGTTCGATCTGCATCTTTAGTCCGTGCATAAAGATCCGCATAATCATTGGCACAAAGTATTCCTTGCTGCTTAATTTCTTCATCCTTTGGAGTATGTCGAATGTGATCTGCTGGCTTGGCATTTGTTACCTTCCGCATCACATCGTTTTTCTCGAGCAAATAACGCTTTATCCAAAGAACAAAATTTGATGGGTTCCAAAACACATTCGATTCGTGTTCTTTAAGGTAGTTACCATCAAGTCCATTTTCAAGGGCCAATAATACTTCGGCTTCCGTTAAATGATCAAATTTGTTTAGATCGCTAAAAATCATTTGGCTTTCTACTGCATCTTCGTGCTTGGCTCTATCCTTTAGGCTTAAACGTACTTTAGCCATCGAAATGATTGTATTGGCTATCCGTGCTTTTTCTGCCTCTGACAAGTACATAATTTTTTGTTTTGTACTGGCATCGTAAATAATAATTTCGCTTTTAGTTAATTTACTATCGGCTAAAATCGGTTTAGAGTATTTATCAATACTATTTCCGGATGAAGGGATTGTGATAAGTTCCATTTGCTATTTGTTCTAAAGTTTCTTCGTAAATTTCTTGCATCTGATTAAGATTCTTAGTCATCTTACCAGGTGCCGGTTCTGAATTTGTTAAAGGTTTTTTGTTTCCAAATTTATTTTGATTTTGCATCCAAGTTTTAATCCTTCTGCTAATATCAAAAAACTTTTCAGATTGCCATCGTTCTTTGCCAACTGAATTTTTTTCAGTCCAGTATAAAAAGAAATTATCATATTCAGAATTTAATTCTTGAATATATGGCGAAAGCATTTCGCTAAAACTCTCTTTACTTTCTTTTTCTTTAATTTCATTTACTTTACTTTCTTTTACTTTACTTTCTTTTACTTTACTTTCCTTTGTTGAACGGTCGTTGAACGATTGTTGAACAGTCGTTGAACTTTCGTTTAACATTCGTTTAGCAGCACTCTTTTGTCCGGCTAACTTCCTTTGTTCCTTCATTTTAAAATAAGGTTCCAAGTAAAGTAACATTTTAGGACTGAAAAACTTTTCATCCTCATCAATTGCAAAAAGTCCATAATTACAAATTATAACTCTAACCTTTGCTTCTGATACATCAAACTCCTCGGCTAATAAATCAATGTCCTCCATTGGATACATTAAATCGTGTTGCTCTCTTAATGTCTCCAGTAACATAAAATAAATTCCGTAACCTTCCGTGCCTAATTCTTTTCTCATTCTGCGAATCTTTCGATCGTGCCTAGCATTACAGAAATGTGGGAAATAAAATGATTCTTTTTCCATATTGAAAATAAAAAAAAGCCTGAATGCGTCGGAGTGCAAACAGGCTTCGGGTTTTATAAACCTTTAGAACAAATTAAGAACTCCGACCCTCTTAACTTATTGTATTGCAATATAGCAAATTAATCTTCAAGTTCAAAATTTACCAATCGTTTTGTAAAGATTCCAACGTGTTGCGGATAATCATTTTCAAACTTCTTTGCATAATCTTGGGCAAAAAACCTGATGAATTTATGCCCATCGTTAAACTCCTTAATCAATTGAAATCGAATGATCTCGCAGATTGTTTCGGCCTTGATTCGCCTTTCGCCTTTGCTAATATAAAGGTTAGCGATTTCCTTGAACTGATCGTAAATTTTTGGATTTTCTTCGTGAAATTTGATAAAACTTTTCATTAATTTGTAATTTAGGTTGATTAAAAATTTTGTTATAATCGGCTTCTAATTGCCGTGCGATATGGTCTTGCCACTCGTTAAAAGTTAATTCTTTCATATTAATCTGATTAAGAAAAATACCCAGCAAGCAATGAATCCAATGAGGCCAACCATTATTAAAAAATTTGCATTATCAATCGACTGTTTGTCTTTCCTTTGCATCTTCAAGCATTTTTATAGTTACTTCTCTAATTACTTCCATTACATCGGGCCTTTTCATAAACCCAGCTTTTGCGTTTTTTTTATTATAATACGCAATTGAACGTATGTTTTCCCAGTTCCAACTGCGGGCCGAGAAAGGCTTAATGCCCCTCTCGTTTAGTATCTCCGCAGTCATTTGATATTTGTCTATCTCCTTAATTATCATCGTTCGGGAATAAGGAGTTAAAAAATTCTTCACTCATCTTGCCCTTGATAACTTCGGTCGCAGCCATATCCATAATGATCCGCCGTGTGTCAACATTCAAAGCCATATTGCTTTTCATTATGTGCTGGAAGCAACTGAATGCAAAACACTCTTCGTTCTGCTTTTGAGTTAAAACTACTTTAGAAGGGGAGATCATTGCTTGCATTTGGTTGAGGTTTAAATTGTGGAATATTACTGGACTGATTAGAACTAGGATTTTGTTGGTTGGTAGGCTTCCAGGTATCGAGTTCGACATAGAAATTACCTTGTTGGCCCCGTGCAATGTTTAGATTAATCCACTCATTGCCTTGACTTTGTATGAAGGCGATCGCTTCATCTTTCTTTAAGGATAGCCGACCGACTACCCATTCGGGTGCGTTCTCATTTCTTTTGAAATTGAACCCCTTTGCAAATATTTTTTCTGGTTTGCTCATAATTATTTATTTAATTGATTTTTACGATCCGTAACTAATTTAATTACTCTTTTATCAGTTTTAAAAACATCTTCGATAGTATCCCAAATTTCTTTAACTGCCTCCACCGATTGGCAATCATTTAAAACTGATTCTAATTCTTTCAAGTCTTTTGTTGTTAGGCTTGAATTATTCGGGCTTGCCACCTGGGTACCGGCTGCATCCGTGTCCTTATCGGTAACCAATCCAAGAATAGAACTGATCGCATACCTACGAAAATAAGTCACACCGGATCCATAAGCCTGGTAATCATTCATCGAACCAAGTTTTACTTTAGGAATTACTGTGAAGCTTTCTAACTGCTCTCCACTTTCAACATGGAAAAGAATAGTTCTTATTCCATCGTTTTCCAATAGTTGGCTGAAACATAATCCGTGCTTCTTCATTAACGGATTAATGGTATTAAAAATCTGCGGAAGGTCGGCATAAGTGTAATTATGGCCCTTCGTGTCTTTGTGTATTATCGGGCATTCGTTCTGAAATGCTGATAAACTTTTAATCAGGTTTTTCATTTGTGTTTGTTTTAAATTAATTAATTTTTACGATCAAAATAACCTTCGATGTATGACCAATCATCAACATCGTACCCATCTCGCATTCCATCTTTTAGGAATTGCTCGAATTGTTGCTCGGTCTTAAACATTTGAGTTGTATTCCACCAGTTGCCACGACCATCGTGCAATCTGCAATGTAACACGCAAGGAAATTCAGTTTTGTAGGCCATAACGTTCCAAGATTTTAAAGTCTAAAAATTCTGATTTCTCTCTTGCCTCCTCTTGCTTGATGTAGCGATTTGCTTCTCTTATGTCTGCAAATTTCATTGTAATGAAATAAGTGCCAGTACCGTGATACCGGAATCTCATCCGCCAAATCATTTTAAAAGGATATAAAAGTAAGGTAATAGAAAAAAGGCCACCGTGCAGAAAATAATGAAGCCAAGGGCCATAAATAAGCACTCAGGATCTTCCTTGTGCCGTTCAATGATGTACTTAAAAGTTTTTTTCATTTTTTGATAAGGTTTAAAATTGATAAATATTAAAAGAAATGCAATCATCGGAAGTAGTTGCCAAAATTAATTCGGCATACTTTGTAGCTTCTTGCAAATCCTCAAATTGTTTTGTAATTGAATACACATCGTTTTCTTGTGCATCTTCGAAAGAAATTTTAAATTTTGACATTGTTTAAAAGGTTTATTAAATAGCTTCGTTGCCATCGTGATGTAAAATTAGAAAAACTTTTCAATAAAAAAAACTTTTCTATCTTTTTTTTCAATCAAAACAAAAATCCCCTCCAGTAATACCGGAAGGGATTCGCTTCACTTTAAACCTATCTAAACAAACTTATGAAAACAACTTATGAACAAATATATTAAAAAATATGAGTAATGCGAGCAATCTGCCCATAATTTTTTGAATGTAAAAAAGCTTCTATGGCTTTTGGTGCGTGAACATAGCCATTACGATGATGCCACGAGTCGGCACCTGATGGACTGCGAAGACTTTCAACTGTTACACCGATAAAATCTTTGCTTGTTTTATGATGAACGTGATGGGTGTAAACATACCGGTGCTTTGTATCGGCCCAATTTTGTTTTGCCTCCTCAGCCATTAACAAACCTAAATCTGTAATCTTGGCCCCATCACCGTGCGTGGTTCCAATCAAATTGTTATGGTACCGGTAATACTTGCGATGACTAATAGAGCAATCAAATGTAATCGATCCATCTAACCGAAACCAAGACTGAATAGCATCCGCCAAAAAGAATCCATTAGTATAATCGTGATTTGATGGATTATAAGTGATATGAACCTTTGCAATTAATCGCAGCTTCTCAATTACATCAACGTACAACTGCTTGGCCATCAAAAAATTAGTATACCACATTCCATCCGTATCTTGTAAAGTTCCGCTGGTAGTTGTTCTTTTAGGTGTGTCAATGTGCAGAATATCATTGCCAATAATCAAAAGAATTTGATCTATCTCAAAACCTTTAACCTTATTTAAAATTCCCTCAACTCCTTCGTGTACTCTTTGAACTGCTATATTACTATTGTAATCTTCGCCAGTTTCGAAGGCCGTGGCTAATTTACCAATGTGAATGTCTGCCGGATCAACAACCAACAAATGCCCATCATTATAATCTTTATAAACAACCGGTATGTAATTAGGCGAATGCTCATTCATCGATTCTACAATGGCATCCCTTAAATTTTCGTAGGTCTTTTGGACTTTATCCAATTTAACCGCTATTGAATATTCTTTTGTCTTATCCCAATACAAAGAAACATCACTAACATTTATTCCCCTTTCCTCGCAATGATTCGCAAGACCCTTATGATCTTCTTTAATTTTAGCAAGGTCAACGTAATTGTTCCAGGCCTTTCGTAGATTCTCAGAATTGTAATCATATTTCTTGCCGATTATTCTTGTCGCTTCGCCTTTTGATTTGGCTTTGCCATCATTCATTAACTCAATGGCTTCGATTACCATTTGTTTAAAACGTGGCCTCATTTGAATGGGTTTATAAATTTAAAATAAAAGTATAGAATTATGATGAACGACTGAATCAAAATCGTAACTATGGCCCATACCGGAACCACTTTTTTGACCACTATTTTTTCAACAAACTTGACTTCGTTTTTATATTTTGCTTTGTACTTAGAATCGTACACATTCGCAACTGAATCTAAATCAATTGTGGCTTTAATACTTCCATTCTCTGACCTTATTGTTAACCTGCCTGATGGAATGGTTAGACTGCTATAAAATCGTGTCAATATGCCCGAAGAATCGCAAACATTTTCAATTGTTAATGTGTCGTGAATCGGTTTGAATTTTGTAATTACTTTATAATCACGAACTGTATCAATTCGAATTTTTTCTACTTCGGTATTAATTGACTTGTTTCGTACGCAACTTGAGAAAATAATCGACGAAAAAATAAGGAGATTTAGATATTTCATATTTTTGATAGTTGAAAATGCATTCCATCTTTTCTTGTCCACGTTCCACCCCAATCAAATCCAGATGAGATAAAACAATCGACAAATTCTTTAGATAATTTAGGTATTTGATTTAATCCATTCTCAAAAGCATTGACATCTATTGCAATGGCCCAAGAATGTAATGACATTGAAGATAAGCCCCTTTTATTTCGAATATTAAAGCATCCATCCCACGTTACTAATTCATTTACTGCACCAGAGGAAATAAGTTTTTTAAATGCGTTTGTCAAAGGCCCAACCAAATCCTTATTACAATAAATCTTTTTAGGTATAATACCAATTTCTAATTCAGAAGGTACATCCCAAAGAATTAAATTAGGATTGCTTTGGCTTGGTGATCCGTACTTTTTTAATGCTTGTTGGCTCGTTACCATCTAATCCAAGTTTATTTTTTAATTCTGCATTTTCTCCACGTAAATTTTGTACTTCCGTTGTTAGTGCATCAACTTTATCACTTAACTCCTTAACCTTATTCGACATATCCTCAGCCATTTCTCGCCAAATCTTAATAGCTTCTTGTGTATTTGTTATCTCGTTTCCTTGAACCTCGACTATTTCTTTTTTGCGTCCAATTAACCAAGAAATAAAAGCACCAATGGCTCCAGTCAAAGAAGGTACTATAATATCGTCAAAATTCATTAATTAGTCTTTTGTTCGTTATAAGCCTCGATATAATCAGCATCAATTGAATCACCAAAAGAATGAATACCAATCGGATCGCACCAAATTTTAAATGATTCAAACGATGGTATTTCCTCATTTTTCCAAAGAATATCAACTGAATATTTATCAGATAAAATCGGTGTATTTATCATATTCATTTCCTCATCGAATACTGGTGGCTTAGTCATAATGTGACCAATTTCCACAACTGATTCGATTAATTCGTGATTATATCCGATTGATTTCTCATCGTCTAATCCATAACTAATTTGTATTTCGGGTTTTAATTTATCCCATTGCTTAGGATCAAATTCGTATTTTAAAAATTTCATATTTTTATGTTGTTAATGTTACACATTCTGAATCCGATAAAGCAGTTTTCCAAATTGCTAATTTATTTAGCAAATATCTTGCCGAAATACTTGCTGAATTGGCATCATTAAAAGTCAGATTTGAATAATTAGCAAAAGACAAACCGGTTACCGTGTTAATTAAACTACCATTTAAAAATATTTTTAATGTTCCAGCAGAAATACTATAAACCAATGCACATTTAATATTAATCGGATTTGTTGGAAATGTATAATTTAAAAGTAACGTTCCCCCATTATAAACTCTGATAGAATAAGAAGATGAACCCATTGACATTGCTAACGAATTAGATGCAACTGATGATAGATGTAATGTTGTGAAAAATGCAGCTGCCCTTGATTCCGTTGGGCAAGTATAATCAAAAAAATATGTGTTTGCGGTTGTACCTAAAATTGAATTAGTTTGCAAATTAACATTATTGCTTATATCCGCATTCCTTGTAACGCTTGCCGTAGTCGTTGGAATGTATGATGTTGCAAAGGCTCCTGCTTCTAATTGTGCGCCATATATTAATGTTGTACCGGTTGCTAATGAATCCCGATGCGTATAAACTGCAACGCTTGTACATCCAACAGGTGTAGTAAATGGAATAATTATTCTTACCCAAGTAGATGAATTTGTTTGGGAATAGTAACTTGTTGGTGCAATAATTTCGGAAGCACCGGTTTGATTGTAAATTGAATATTTATGATTTGTTGCGGTACCTCGTTTTGCATAAAAACTAAAAACATATGCAGTTGAAGAAGTTACTGTTTTAATCTCTTTAATATTTCCATTATTATTTGTTGCATCAATTAAAAAAGCATTATTTGTTCCATCTGGACTTGATCCTGAACTTGATGTTACAGTAATTGCACCTTTTACCCAATCTGCATTATCAAAATTATTTGAATAAGTAAGTAAATTTGTTCTTTGTGGCTCAAGCAACAATTTAGGACAAGTTCCATCCGTATAATCAAGTCTTGGAATATTTGCGTTAACTCCTTCAATCAAACCACTTGAATTAACTCGTGTAGCCGTGTTACCGGTTCTTGAAAATGCCATATCCCCCGTTCCATCACTAGGAACAATGGAATATAATTTGGATGCTTTATAACCGTTTGGCGTGACAATTAAGGACGCAGTATCTAATAATGCCATATTTCTATATTTTAAATGTGTTTAATGTTGTTATTAAGCACGTTGGTGCTTCAAAGGTACCAGAATCCGTTGAAATTCGAGTTTGAAAATTAAAAGATAAAGCATAAACCCCACCTACTATATCTGTTTCGCCAGATGGTGATGTAATTTGTGATTTACCCCATGAAATTAGGTTATTGGCAGCACCTTGGCCCCAACCGATTGCGTTATTTCCAGCACCTTGGCCCCATCCTATGCTATTTGCCATTTTCTAATTTATTAAGATAGACCTTTAATTTTTTAATGTTTTCTTCTTTTGGCTTGTAGCTTCCCCTACAATTGCCATGAGATAAAATTTGATTCTTTATCAGGGTAGACATCTGCATTGCTATTTGTGTTATATTCCGGATATAATGACATATTAAAACTCATGTGATCAATAAATCGCCTAGTGTAATTTTCAGCTATTGACCTTTCTTTTTCAATTAAAAAATCAATTTCGTCTTTTATTACTGTATCACTATTTTCTGAGTTATGTTTGTAGACACCTTTGTTTGAAATAGTGTATGCAGCAAATGGTAAATACTCCACCATAGTCCAATGTATCAACATTGGTTTTATAAACACATTTGTTAATGTTAAATAGTTTCCGGTTAATGTACCGGCAACCAAATCGTCATTGATTTTCTTAAATAATTTTGTTCCAAGATAATTCTGAATGTGAATATCTTGTGCGACCTTAACCCATTGAATAAAGTTGTCCGTATCAATGTTCCCATTTAATGCAGTAAACTTTATAACCTCATCTCGACTTACAAATAGTGCAGTTGCCATATTTTATCCTTTTGGTAAAAATCCTTTATTGGGCATATCTATCGGCTTCGTATAAACTAACTTGTTATTTGTTGGCAATATCTCTCCTTGCTTCCTTGCTTGTGCCGGTGTTATTTGCTCGCTTCCCTTTTTTCGTGGATCAGTAAATCTTTTATAGGTTTCTCGAACCCAAAAATGATGGCAAGCGCCTCCACCCTTGTACAAAAATATGTCATAGGTCTTCTTTCCTTTCGGTGCCCATCCCGGATTTGTACTTGCTTTATCACTCATTAATTTAATGTCCTCTTTTCTATAAAGTTTGTTTAATCGTGTCATCTTTACACAAAAAGGACGGCTTTTATCCGTAGTTTCTCCGGCATAACGATACCTAGAGATAAACAATTTACCGTCTTGCTCAGATTTTAAATCAGGTCGTGCAACTCCGGTAGTTACAAAATTATACAATTTTGAAAATAATGATTTTTTAGGGTTATTCATTGCCTCCAATTCAATATCTAACCTAGTATCTTCATCTATGTCTTCAACAACCCTTGCATCAATTAATTCCCATTCATTAAGGTCAATATATTCGCCAAATTCCTCTAATTCTAATTCGTCAATATGCTCAGATAACTTTACTCCGGTAGCTTCCTCAGCCGTAGCTTTATCGGCAATAGGGTTTAAATCAACAAAATCCAAAGGTTGCAAAGTTCTAAAATATAGATTTAAAGCAATTCCATTAAATGCCAATACTTTATCAATTCCATCTAGAAACGTATCTTGAAAATAACGAATTACCATGTTGTCAAATAAGGTAATTGCATTTTTTAGTTCATCCGCATTTGAACTAAATCCATTTGCGGAAGGAATTCCAAACTGCAAACCACTAACAACACCATGACCTAACAAAATTTTCGACCTTGATTCTTCACTTAAATATTGATAATGTGCCGGCGCATCATTTAGCGGAATAGAATCTACCGTAGTCTTTTTGGTTTCATCATTATTAAATGAAACGACAACTTTTTTACCCTTCGATCCGGTTAATGTCGCAGAAACTTGTCGACTAATTAATTCCCTTTTTTCTTCATCAGGTATTCCATTATTAAAGTTAACAACGCTTGTCGGGCTGAATCCGTTTTGAACATCGTTAATCAAATAATCCGCAATTTCTTCCTCTAATTTAGCATAGGGAATCGCACCTATGTAATCAACATTTGAATAATACTTTTGACCTACCGTATAATTTCCAATATAAAGGATTTCCAAGGTTTTATCGCCATAACCAAAAGCCGAAATGCGTTTAGGTACAAATTTCTTTGTATCCTCCCAATTATCAGAATAATAATACGCTTCAATTTCTCCTTTTTTATTACACTTCTCGGCCCTTAATAATTGTACTGGAATATGCTCAACCCGAATGATGGCATCCTTTGACTTGTTGTAAATTAATTGATAGGCATATTGGCCCAACATTTTAAGGTCTGCCACTCCTTTTTTAACAATATCCTTTCGAAATAGCATCATCATTTGAGCATATTCGTTGGGCTTTTTGCTTGAATCCGTAGCATCTAAGCCACGTCCGTAGATCAATTTTATTACGTTATTAATAACGGCATTATTTGTCGTTGATCCGTTGTATCGATCAATCAAAAACTGAAAGAAATTGTTATCCTCGCCAAATCCAACCCACGCATCACGGTTGTTTTCCGTCATCTTAGGGGCTGAATAAGCCTCTAATTGAACAAAATGTAAACCGCTATTTTCTTTTTTCCTATTCATAGAAAATTATATTTGACGAATTTTGTAGATATTCGTTTTTATTTATGCTATAATCGTCGATAACTTGATTTGTGACAAATACCTTGTCCAAGTGTACCGAAGTAGTTGTATGGGCAAACAATGAGTAAAACGAGTATAAACACGATTCCCCTTCATACGTTCCACCATCCGCCACAACCCTCGACGCAAAATTATCAATATTAGTTTTGTCGGAATTTTCGTTGATCGTCAACGTATAAAAATGGCCTTCTTTTAAATCAAGAATTTTCGAAAATTTAGTGTAAAACGATTCAGTCGTGCAATCAATATAATACTGACTTTGCACGCTAGTCGTTTCATTTTTCAATATTAACTCATTCGGCCTTCCACTCCGTGTCGGAATAAACTTAATTTGTTGGGCCGTTGCAATTTGCTTCAATAGAATCATATACTATAAACCGAAAAAACTGATTTTGTTTTAAAATGGAAAGACCGGGAACTCTGCCCGGCCTTCCAACTTCTTAAAATTAAACCTAATTAGGTTCCAACTGTAATCGTAACACCCGCAGATGTCAATGATGTTGTAATGATGTTTGCAGGTACCGGCTCCTCGCCAACTAATGTAATCGTGAAACCTGATAAATCGCCCATTGCAGCACCCGTAACAATTGAACCGCCCGTTACTTCCATTCCGTTTTTTAATCCGGCATAAAAGAAATTTCCGTTATTGTCCTCGATGATAACCTGTGGCCGTGTATAGGCTAATAACTTGATTTGTTTCAAGTCTTTTTTTGTAATCCCTTTAAGAGATAAATTAAGCGTTTGCGTAAAAAAAGTAGTTCCATTTGCACGAGATGAATTAATGGTTTGCTCAAATGAACTTGAACCCTTCAAATCGTATTTGTAACCGATTGGAGTACCTGCAATTGCAGTTATCGCATCCGTATCAGTTGCATCGTAGGTGACCGTTGTTGCGTCACCTTCGTTCATTATGTAAACTGCTCTCAATCCACCGACGCTGGTTTTGCAAGGCTCTAACCGTCCTAAACTAATATCGCAAGGCATATTGAATGTATTTAAATGTGAAAAATAAGCACCCCGAATTAACGAGGTGCTTTAAACTAATTAGTTAGCGGAGTTTGTAATTCCGTAAGTAACAATATCAGATGCAAATCCGTATTGAACTCCAGCCGTCATACGCATTACGATACGCACGTTTTGTGATCCATCCATTGGAGACATATCAATCACTTGAACTTCAGCCAAATCAGATAATAAATCAGTACCAAAATAAAGGTTTGATTTTTGTGTCGCAATTGCCTTAGTAGATGCAAGACCATCAGCAACAAAAATTTTGATTCCGTCAAATGTTAATGATCCATTATTGTACCATTGTGTACCCATTGCGTTAGTACCATTAGCACCTAAGCCCGAAGAACCAAAACCACCCAAAGCACGAACATAAGAACGAGCAATTGACTGAGAAACGTAGATGTAAAGATCATCCTTTGTGTACAATGAAGCTGGAATAGCGTCAACAATTTTACCAAGTTCAGTAATTACGTTAGAAGCCGTTACCGTAGTTCCTGCAACTTCTTGAGCAGTTGGCAAAGCAGCATCTGTTGTTAATAATGTAGTTAAACCATTAAATTCTCCAGCGTTAGCCGTTACACCTTCCCAAATGTTAGTTTCATTTTTTGCAGCAACTTTTGCAGCAACATGAGCTACTAAGAACTCTTGGAATGATTTAGGCAATACTTTAAATGCTGAAAATCCTTGCTCCAAGCCAAGCCAGTCCGATACAAAATCTTTTTTGCACAATTGAAGGTTAACTTGAAATTCTTCCGGTTGTAAGATTTTCTCTGTTAATGTGATTGTCGATGTTGCATCAAAATCACATGTTGCATCCTTTAAAATTGCATCAGTAGCAACACGCTTGATAACTTGCTTGTAATTTACATTAGGTTTTACCTCAATACCACCACGATCAATGGTAGGAGATGAAAGCAATGATGCCGCAATAATCTTATTTGCGTATTGACCGGCATAGGTTGTGGTAATGCTAGTTGTAGTAGCCATTCTTTAAATTAATTTAATTAGTTATGAAAATATTTTTGAAAACACATTATCAAGAATTGTTTCGGGATGATTTTGTCCGTACGCAAATCCTTGTACTTTTACTTCAGCTTCAGGATTTTGAACAATTGGCTCGGCTCCTTCTTCTTGACTATTTAATTTTACTTCTAATGCTAATTTTTCGGCTTTTAACGATTCATTTTCCGCTTTAACTTCGTTAATTTGTGCCGATAATTCCGTGCGTAACTTCTCGATTTCTGCAAAAAATGTTTCTTTGCTAACCGATTCAACCACTCTTTTTGGTTGTGGTGCTTGTGAATCTGCTTCGACATTAATTTCTACTGGTGCCTCTGGCATAGGTGCTTCCCCAGGCATTGCATCTTTTACCTCTGAAATAATTCCTTCAACTTTTACGGATAAAATCTTTCCATCCTCCAAAGTGTATTCGCCTACTGGTAACGGTACAATTCCGTCAGCCGTTACGATTCCGATTGAGTAATCAGGCTCAAATGCTTCCGCTTCAACGATGGTAACTCCATCCTCTAACTTCATTTGTGCAAGATTAACTTGGAAACCTAATGCGGCCTTAATCAAGTTTTTTTTGCTTTTATATTCCATATTTATTTTTGTTAATTATTCTTTTTCTAATTGATTTAAAAATTTTAATAAATTTTGAGAACTTACTATTGTTGCATTTGCAAATTTTTCTTCTCTTAAAATTTCTTGAGGTACATCAATTCCGAATGCTTTAGCTGTTTTTTTAATTTCATTTACACCATTTAAAAAAGCATTTCCTAAAGCAATAGATTTTTTTAAATTAACATCTGCTTTACTTTTTGCATTGCTAATAATTGAAGACGCAGTTTGAAATTCCTTTATAGCATCTTGACTGTTTTGTATAGCATCTTGAATTATTCCTAATTCAATTCTCTGCGATTCCAATTCAACTTTATCAGCAGAAAATAATTTTTCAAATACTAATTTTTCTGTTTGCATATTTATTTTAATTACTTGTTGTTACTAATGTTCTCGGTACATTCGTGTTGTTTACATTTGAAACAACTTGATCAACTAAGGCCCCAACACCTTGCGAGATTATCTCGCCATCGCAACAATCAGGTGAATACGTTTCATCTTTGCATAAGCATCCACGTTTACCGCTTTTTGGACTTGTGTAACTATTTTTCGCCATCTTCTAAAATATTTAAAATGTGTTAAACTAAATCTTCATCGTTAATCTGTGGCAATAATTCCAAACTTAATTTGTCCGCAAAATATCCCTCAATCGAGAAACCTTTAACTTCTCCGCTTTTTGCTTTCTGCCACATTTCTTCATTATCGGCTTTCATTGATACCATCCACGTTCCCTTAGGTAAATCAAACCCGTAGGCTTTAGACTTATCCATTTCGGGATTTGTAATGATCCACGATTCAACTAAGGACATACCATCAATCTTTGTTTTGTGGTGCAATGTTGCGTTTGATTGATTGCCCGCTTTTAAATACATTTGGCTTGCTTGCTCTACCGTAGCCTCAGAAAAATAAACCTGGTATTTCAAATCGCCTTCTTTTCTAAAAATCATTTTATTAGGAATCAATGCCGGGCCCATTAATATGTGCTTTTCGCCATCAACTTCTGCCAAATTCATTTCGTACTCCTTAGCCAATGTGATAAAATTTGATTCAATCGCCGGTTTTTCAACCAAGGAGATCGCCTCAATTCCATCCAAATCGTTTTCGATAATCAATTCGATTATTTTCATATCCAATAAACCTTTAAATTTTGCTTTGTTGTATTTTCGATTATCCTAATGTTGCGGCACTTACCCGATTTCGGTCTAATGCTTGTTGACTTGTTACATCACTAGCTACCACATAAGCCTTTACTGGTGGTATTTCCCCACCTAATGATTGTGCAATTTGATTTATTGGACTTGCTCCAACTACATTAAATCTTGGTGCGGAAGGAGTATTTGCCATAGTATAACCGACATTAGATTCCCCTGGTACATTTGTTGCAATAATATTTTGAACCTGAGCAAATCCTACTGCTCCGGTAGCTATTGCTTGTGCAATTGCCCAACCCGGAATTGCAACTCCGGCACCGGAAAATGTTTCTAATTGTTTTGCGATTGCAGCATAAGTAGCAATTAAAGATGCAGCAATAGCTAAAGCCTTTCCTTCTGCAGTTTGTTGTCCTATTAATTGAGCAACAGCCATAGATGCATCTGCGTAAGCATTTAAATGATCAATCCTTTCTAATGTTAATTTTTTATCAATTGCAGTTTGTTTAATGGCTTTTTCTGTATATAATAATTGATATAAATTTGCTTTAGTTGCAAAGTCTTCTTCTAATAAATCAATTTCTTTTTCCCTTCTCTTTGTCCATTGGTCTAAAGATGCTTGATCTGTATTTGCTTTTAAATCTTGGATTTCAGTAATATATTTTTCCTCAATCGCTTTCATTGCATCAAACTTTGCTTGAACTCGATCAATTTCTGCAGTCAATCCTTCGTTATCAATTGCTTGTTGTTCTTTTAATAAAGAAATCTTATTGGTTTTTTGCTCACTATAAAAACCGGTAATTTGATCTTGAATATCAGCTAAATTATTTTTAGCAAGTTGTAAAGCAACCTTATAATCAATATTGTCCGGACTTAGATTTAAATTTGCTTGCGCTGCATCAATTTGAGTCTGTGCAAGTTTTTCCATCTCTGCACCTTGTTGTTTTAGCGTTTCTCCTAATTTATCATTAGCTTTTATTCGTTGTGCAAATGTTAATGATTCATCATCTCTAATTTGCCTTTGTAATTCCGCTAAGCGATTATATTTTGCAACTAATCCTTGTTGTACTGCCTCAGCTAATTTTGCATCGTTTACTAATTTTGTTTTATCTGTTGCTTTACTCCATACATTTCCTAGATTTCCAACGAATTCACTAATTGATAAATCGCCGGAAACAACTTTTATGACATCCGAAAAAATTAATCTTGTAGCATTTAATGAAGAATTAAACGTATCCAAGACTTTTTGATTTGACATCAATGTATCTTTGAACATCTGAAAACCCTCAACAGCTAAACCAATACCGGCACCCTTAATAGCCAAGCCTAAACCGGTAAATGACTTAGTCATTTTATCTATTCCGGATTCCGCTTTTTTTGTGGATTCAGATATCTCATCTACCTTTTTATCGGTTTCCTCTAACTTATGATTAACCTTGTCTACCTTTGTAGCAACGTCATCCAAATTATGTTTAACCTTTAACTCAATTATTTTATCTTCCATATCCTTTTCATTTGCTTTAATCCACCTTTCAAAGTAGTTTGTAATTCGTATTTTCCTTTAGCTATTTCAATCAAATCACTCTTTCCGTAGTGATCCGCAGACATCAACATTCTTAATACATTTTTTATCATCTTATAAACCACTTAAACGTAAAACCGTTGTAAAACTTCCCCATGTGTCAACCGTAAATTGATAATTAGCCTTGTCCGGCAATCGTAAAGTATGAGTTACTTTTGTATAGCCATTATTAAATCCATTGTAAATAATAACTAATGCCTCTGTGCCATCTGCACTTAATTTATATTTTGAAATGGGCCTTGATTGATTAAATAAACTAACTGGATATTCTTGCGTTCCCGATGTCCAATTGGTGGAATCTAT